ACTTGTAGTATTAAACCAAAGTTGTCCTTCGTAAGCCCCATCATCTGGATCTGATGCTAGATGTTGAACTGTTTTTCCGTGTATAGCTTTGTATGTTGTCATATTAACTCGATGTAAAGGTTACTGCTGCTGTAGCTTGTGACCACTCGTATGTTTCATTTACTGCTCCAGGAACTTGTCCACCAGCGTATATTCCATCACTTGAAGATCCTCCGCCACCCATACCTCCAGATGTTGCTGTTGGTATATCTGCTACTTCAGTCCAAGATGAACCATCATATTGTTCTGTTATAGCATAACGAGCACTGGGACTATATCCTGCAACTGCAAAAGATGCTGTTTGAACACCCCATGATGCTTCTATGTAAGCTCTAGCAGTATTTAAATTAGATCCTTCAGTCCAAGAAGATCCATCAAAAGATTCACTATTTGCTGTATAAGGAGAAGCTCCTCCAAAAGCTAAAGCTGCCGTTGTTATTCCTGTTAATCCAGAATAAGCTCGGGCTGTATTCAGATCTCCAACCTCAGTCCAACTACTTCCATCATATTGTTCTACGATAGTTTGAAAATTTTCTCCAATTTTTCCTCCACTACCTAGAGCTGCGGTTGTTGTTCCAGTTCCTGTGTGTCCTGATCTTGGTGTGCTTAGATCTCCTACTTCTGTCCATGATGATCCATCCCAAATTTCAGTTAACCCTTCATTAGAAACTTCTCCTCCAAAACTTAATGCTGCCGTTTGAGTAGCTCCAGCTCCTGCGTTTCTAGCTCTTGCTGTATTTAAATCTCCTACTTCAGTCCATGAAGAACCATCATAAGTTTCTGTTTCATCTCGACTAGGTGGGCTGCCACCAAATATTATAGAAGTATCTCTAGGTGCACCTCCTGACGAAGCTCCTGCAAATCGAGTTGTATTAATATCACCACCCGTTGCCCATGCACCTGCTGCAGTTTTAGAACCTTGTATTTTTTTAGCACCAGAATCGTACCAAATTAATCCATCAACAAGAGTGCCAGGATCACCAGCTACTGTTTGAATAGTATGACCTTTAATAGCTTTATAATCAGCCATTTATTATTTATCCTTAAGGAGCCAGCCTTGAGTACTATCTGTAAATACTAGTGTAAAGGCAGCCCGTTCTGTTGCTACTGTTAAATCGTCTGTAGACCCATGAATTTTTTCTGAACCATTAGCAGCAACTGTAAGATTATTTGAATCAAATGTTCCTGCATAATCTATAATAGAAACTTCATCTCCAATTGATCCTGCTGGAAGTGTTATAGTAAATGCTGAAGAAGTTGTATTACAAAATACACCTTGTCCTGCTGCTGCAGTAAAGTTTGCTGTTTTAACAGCTTGCCAAGAAGTTCCACCTGGATTATATGTTTTTAAATCTGATGCAGGAATTTGTTTTGTTGTAGTTCCATCTATAACAATGATAGCATCTGAATCTGCTAATGTAATAGAAGATGTAGATTTAGCTGAACCATCTAATAGATTAAGTTCTGCTGCTGTTGAGCCAATATTTGTTCCACCAATATCTAGTGTTGTTACTGATACTTCTCCTGCAACTGTTAATAGTCCATCAGCTAATGTTAATAAATCTGTATCGCTTGTATGACCAATTGTTGTACCATTTGTAATAACATTATCAACAGTTAAAGTTGTAAGAGTACCTAAACTTGTTATATTTGATTGTGATGCAGTTGTTACTGTAGCTGCTGTACCACTTACATTTCCTGTTACATCTCCTGTTATATCACCTACAAAAGCAGTAGATGTAATTGAAGTTGCTCCTGTAACTACTCCTGCATCTATACTAATTGTACCATCTAATAAAATAGCTGAACCAGAAGCGGGTTCAATATTTATTGCTGCTCCTGAATCTAAAGTTAATACGCCTGCTGAATCAATATCTACTGTACCATCTGCTGTTATTTGAATATTTGCGGCAGCTGCTGCTGCATCAGTTGTTACTATACTTAATGTTCCATGTGTTCCAGCAGTAAATACAGCTGTATCACTAGCTGAACCTGTCATAGTTACAACTTTGCCATCTACGGCAACATCATCTACAGTAAGAGCTGTAGTTGTAAGAGTAGTACCATCAAATGTTAAATTTGCTTCACCATCTAATTCTGTTGTTGTAGAACCAATTGTTGTTACTCGATTAGCTGTTTGATTATTTAAAGCAGTAATAGTTCCTGATATTGTAACCCAATCTAAATTTCCAGAACCATCAGTTTTTAAAACTTGACCTGAACTTCCATCAGCTGCAGGAAATTCAAGTGCTGCACCTCCAGAAGCAATTGTTAATGCTGACCCTGAAGATGAAATATATTCACCTCCACCTGCATCATATAAATATAATTTTGCTGCTCCAGCTAATACTAAATCATCTGTGGATTCATCCCAAAGCATGTATGCTCCAGAAGTTGCACCGAAAAATTTAACATCATAACCTGTATCATCGACACCAACTGTTACTGTACTATCTATTTGAACTGCTCCGTCAATATCAACAGCGTCTAAATTTGTAGTTCCATCTATATCGGCATTACCTGATATATCTAATGTTGCAGCATCTAATTCACCTGTTAAAGTTACATTTCTAAAACTAGCTGCATCTTTATTTCCATCAACAACAACAGCTTTACTTGCAGCAATTGTACCTGCAGTAATACCATCTAACATTTCTAATTCTGATTCAGCAAGCTCTGCTCCTGAACCTAAAGTTAGTGTTCCTGTAACTGTAAGGTTATCATTAATTGTTACTTCAGAAGTTGAATGACCAATTGAAATAGGTACACCCGAAGTTGCAGTACCTATACTAATACCATTTGAAGTATTTGAATTATCTATATTTAAAGATGTTGTTGCATCTAATGAAATTGTTGTACCATCAACAGCAAGAGTTCCATCTATGTCTGTGTTATCTAAATTAGCTGTACCATCAACATCAATATCACCTGCAAGATCAATTCCTGCTGCACCAGCTAGAACTAAATCATCTGCTGATGTATCCCACAGCATATAAGCACTTGCCGTATCTCCAAAGAATTTTACATCATATCCAGTGTCATCAACACCAACTGTAAGTGCTGCATCTAATTGTACTGCACCATCAATATCAACTGCATCTAAATTTGTAGTTCCATCAATATCTGCATTTCCACTAATATCTAATGTTGCAGCATCTAATTCACCTGATAAGGTAATGTTAGTAGCACCTGTAATAGCACCATCCATAGCAACTGCACCATTAATATCAATTGTAGTTGCGTTAATTTCTATTTCTGTATCTGATACTAGATCTAATACACCATCTGCTGATTGATGTATATAAGTTCCTGTATCTCCAAATAATAATTTTTCTGTACTATTCATTAGGACTTCATCAGAGAATTTAAAGTAATCCTCATCTTCCATCCATGTTAATACACCATCTCCTGTTTCACCATCAAAGGTTACAGCGATGTCTGTGCCCGCAGTACCATCACCAATGGTAATTGCAGTGCCTAATAATTTTGTAATTGGTCCACCTTCTGCAGCTGTACCATCATGAGTATGTCCTGATGAAACTGCAAATGCAGCTAAAAGTTGATCAAATTCATTATTGATATCTGTTGCCTCAATAACTCCACCATCAACTATGCCTGATGAACTCTGTCTAGTATATGTTGCTCCCATTCTATCTTCGTCCTCCTGGTACGAATTCTAATTGAAACCCTCTAATTGACCAGGGTATATTATTACTTGTATCAGTTATTTTTAATGCAATTGCAAATCCTGATCCTTCTACTGATTTTCTTGTAATTGGTAAATCACCTTGTCCAAATGCTGATGTCCCATATGTTCCTATTCCAAAAAATGCTCCACTACCAGAAGATGTTAAACTTATTACACTAGGTTGAGGAGTATTTACATCGTTATAATTAAACTGAAGAAACATACTTGCAGAAACTTCTCCTTCAGGTTTCCAGTTTAAATTAATTCTTTCCATTGACTTTCTTATTCCAGGATCACCCATAGTCATATCGGGAGATCTGTATGTTGAATCTAAATTATACGTTGAACTTGCTCTTGTCCAAACATTTCCTGATTCTTGTTTATAAATATAACCATCATATCCACCTGACACAACAGTCTCTACATTACTTATATAATCTGAATCACAACAAGAAACTTTTAATCCTTTTATATCTGCATATTCATAACCTAATTGTCCTGTATTAGGATTTAATTTAATAACAGATATAATACCTTTTGAATTAGATTCAACTCCTGTTGTTTTTGGATAAAATAAACGATATTGAGATTTATCTCTAATTACTAATGATGTAACATTATCATAAGTAATATCATTAATTCTATCTTGTATTTGTTTTGAAACTGTACCTAGTTCAACGTCACCAATTCTTGATGTACCAGCAACAGTTCTAATTCCATCAGCAGATAAAAATAATAAATCTCCACTTA